GTTTCGCCCCACATTTCAACGCAAGGAACTTGTACAACGACTTTCTTGCTTTCGTCTTGACCCTTAACGCCTGGGAATTCAATACGAATCATTTGACGCTCGCGCCAGAAGAATGTATTGCCTTCGTCACCGTCTGGGAGAAAACGTAGTGTTGCGGATGTACCTTCGGGAATGTTCCAGTGTGCGTAAATTGCGTTATCACCGGTGCTGGTGTTAGATGAACCAGACTTTTGTGCTTGCTCGGCTAAGCGAGCGCGGATTTCTGCTAATGAAGCCATAATGTTTTTCCTTTATATATTAGCCAATGTTAGTGTTTTAGAACTCTATTGAGTCAAACAACACATGCTTGAATTGTCTTGCATGTGTTGTATTGTACTTATGATCGTAGGCAAAAAGCAATAGCCAAAGCAGTCTAATTTTACCGTTTTGGCAAAATTAAAATCTTTTTTCAGATAACTATTAATATGAGATTCCATGTTTTAGGTGTTCCACATACTGTTACCAGTAAAGACTACAATGCCTGTGCATTTACACAGAAGGTTTGGAAATTTGGTAAGATGATGGCGGCCCGTGGACACGAAATTATTCACTACGGACACGAAGACTCGGACATTTCTTGTTCGGAACATGTTACTGTTGTTACCAACAAAGATTTAAAAAAGGCATATGGTTCACACGATTGGAAAAAGAACTTTTTCAAATATGATGTAAACGATCATGCGTATCAAACATTCTACGCCAATGCTATAAGAGAAATTGGTCTAAGAAAACAAAAGAATGATTTTATTCTTCCGTTCTGGGGCTCGGGTGTGCGACCAGTGTGTGATGCTCATCCTGATTTGATTACAGTAGAGCCAGGGATTGGCTATTCTGGTGGTCACTGGGCAAGATATAAAATCTTTGAATCGTATGCAATTTATCATGCCTATTACGGAATACAGTCTGTGGGAACATGTGGACAAGATTGGTATGACGTTGTTATTCCAAACTATTTTGATCCTGAAGATTTTACTTTTAGTGACACAAAATCAGATTACTTTTTGTTCTTGGGTAGGATATATGAAGGCAAAGGAATCAACATAGCTATTCAAGCAACTGAAGCAATTGGTGCAAAGTTATTGGTTGCTGGGCAGAACTCCTTAAAGCAATGTGGCTACGATGTAGTACCGCCACATGTTACAGAAATAGGATACGCTGATGTTGAGACACGCAGAAAATTAATGTCATCAGCAAAAGGAGCATTTGTTCCTAGCCTATACAATGAACCATTTGGTGGCGTACAAATAGAAATGTTATTTTCTGGAACACCTACAATCACAACAGATTGGGGTGGATTCACTGAAAACAATATACACGGTGTAACAGGGTACAGGTGCCGAACGTTTGAACAGTTTACATGGGCGGCCAAAAACATTGGCAACATCAATCCACGTGACTGCCGAGCTTGGGCAGAAAACTTTACACTAGCCAATGTTGCGCCAATGTACGAAGAATTTTTTCAAAATGTTTTAAATGTACATACAGGACAAGGTTGGTATGAAACCAACCCCGTAAGAACCAATTTAAATTGGTTACATAGACAATATCCTAAATTAACCTAATAGTGTATCTAATTTGTTGGTAAGTTCAGATACCGCTTCACTTACCATAGTTTCTGCCGCTGGATTCTTAGATGGCAGTTGATATTCAGTAATACCACTTAGGTCACCTGTGCGGGCCGCACGTTCCATCATGCGTTTGAGCATGATAACTTCGCTTTTGCCTTTGTTTCTAATCTCGTCAACTTGTTGTGTGCCATCAAGACGTTTGCTCCAACGTAGCAATTCCATAACGTCTTTTCTACGACGGCTGATTTCAATAATCTTTTCACCAATTGTGTCCCAGGGCTTACCACCTTGATCAACGTGTAGGGCCATAACACGGGCTCCTAACAAGTGGTTGTGAGGATAACGAAAACGTTCGCCATTGTTTTCAATAAACACTGAACCAATGTTGCGACTACGGGCGCCTGGCTTTTCTTCTGTCACAGGCTTGCTATGGCGTAAGATAACTTTGGTGTGACCAAGCGGGTGATAGCTGGTTCGTGTTGTATTGCGACTTTCTTTCAATTCATTATCTGTTGTTCTATGAGCCATTAATTTTGGTTCAATTTCACCAGCATAACTTCTAATAGTAGTACCATACAAGTAACGTTTGGCAATGTTTTCAATTTGTGGTTTGAATGTGTCTTTTAACCAATCAATGTCAGTTTTAACAGGATCGTACCATATTTCTACGTCTTGCTTTTCATGATTTACCATGACCATGATAGTTTCACTAGGCAAGTATTGGTAAACTGCTTGTGTTTGGTCTAATGTACTTTTGCCATCAGCATCGGAAAAAGTGGCGTCGTGGCTTGATCCGGCAACTGCGGCAGCAACTTCTTTTGATAAATCTTCTTGTGTACTCATATGTGTATTTAGTTATAGAAAGCCAATTGGCATGGGTCTTAGAACTTCATCTGTGCCGGCATTTATTAATCTATCGTAGGTTTTAGAGTCCCAAGTCATAATAACTTCTACCATACGCAATACAAGTATAGTTGCCATAACCAAGTCGTCTGTTTCACCATCTTTGGCAGCAAAACTGGCGCCACGAGCAATAAAGTTCTTTAACTCACGCAAAAGGTTGTGACTGTTAATTGTCATCTTATCGCTTTCTACATAGTTCTTTAAACGCATACAAGCTGTAATCTTTGTTTTATGACCAGTGTTAAAACCTCTACGTCCTCTGCTTTGGCCAGCACGTCTAATTTCTTGTACAAATGTACCTGGTATATGTTCTTCGCCGTATTCGCGTATGCTGATAAGTGCGGCTTCACCGATTGTGTTATTTTCAACACTCCAGTACAACTCAGCTGTGCCATTGGTTTCATCTTGTAGCCATTTTAAAATAGAAACAAGTGTACGAAGTTGTCCTTGTATATCAGTTTTGTTGTGTTGCCACTCGGCAACTTGTTCTAACTCAGGTAATCTGAACACTTGAATAGCCGCAGGGTCGCCACCTGTACCTAAACTTGGGTCCCATCCAATTACATAAGCTGATTGCGGATTAGGATATCTATAGATACGTACCTGTCCCATTTTACCAGAAGGTTCTCTGCTTTCCATGGTGATCAACTTCATTGAGTTGACCAAGGTTTCATCAGCAATAACAAATTCACATTCGTGTTCTCGTAAGAAACGTTCTTCGCCAATCTTAATACGTTCTGTATTTGCCCATACTTCATCACGGTCTGGATGTGAACTCCAAATAAACTTGATACTGGCAAATCCATTACGACCTAGCTTGACTTGATTACCAAACTCGTCAATATTCTTTGTAGCATCTTTCCAAATACGTGCAAACTGGTCATCGTCTTGGTTAGGAGTACTTGTAATAATACACTTACCACCAGTTGATAGTGTAGGACTAATAGAAGTCCAGAACTCGCTAGCAATACGTGGCTTAACAAACGCAAACTCGTCTAAGTATATCAATGAAAGTGACATACCACGAGCAGTTGTTTCTGTTGTAGTAGTTGAAATAATACGGCTACCATTGTCAAAGTCAATACTACCTTTGTTATAACTGGTAGCACCTGCTTTTAAGAATTCAGGAAGTGTTTCGTAGGTATAACGAACACGTTGCATAATTTCTTGAGCACCAGCAAACTTGTGTGCGGCAATAAGAATAGTTTGATCTGCCATGAACATTGCTCGCCATACAAGATAAGCTGCCGCACAGGCAGTCTTGCCCATTTGTCGACCCAGCATGTTTATGCTGTATCGATTTTCATGATAACATTTGATTAGTTCACGCTGATAGTCAAACAGTTTAAATTTTACTTTGCCTTTTGTTGGATGTTGTACCCAACAGTAGTTGTCAATAAAATAAACAGGATCTACAGCACATAAGGCGAGCTCACGGACATTATCGTCCGTGAACTTTTCTACCTTAAAGGGTGATTTGACAAAAGTATTTTCGCCAGCCATTAGGCTTCCTTATTACTTTTTGCGAGCGATGTTTTCAGCAACAAACTTACGGTACTCGCCCATAGCATTGGCAAATGCTTCTTCAACATCAGTTGTATGAACGCCCATTGGGTTTTCACCTTGATTGTTTGCACGGTTAGCACCAAAGTCTTTGTTACCTGCGCCAGTACCTTCACGGCTTGGTAAGCTGTCAAGATATGTATCTTCTTCTGTGTTTGCAGAATCAGGACTGTTTGCCCATTCGTTAACACCGGCTAGTTCTAAGATACGAGCAGATTCATCAACGTCATCTTTCTCTTCTTTGTCTTCTTGATTACCATACTTGTCACCTTTGACAGCAGTACCTGGGTGCTCTTTACCACTCATGTCTGTCCAAGGCTTGTCAGTCTTAGTGGCTTCTTCAACTTTATCTTCTTCAGTGATGCCAGCCAATCTTTGAAGTTGTAGAATTGCTTCGTCAACTTCTTTGTCTTCTTTGTCTTCTTGGTTACCATAACGGTCTCCCTTAACGGCTGTGCCTGGGTGCTCTTTACCTTCACTGTCAGTCCATGGCTTTGGAGTTTGTGTTGCTTCTTCGACATCATACTCTTTGCCATCAACTTCAAATTCGTCTTTGTGTTCTGCCTTGGCTTTTGCTAAAGCACCAGTGAATTGGTTTCCTTCTTCTACCTCTGGTTCTTCAGTTGGTTGCTCTGGAACACTTGGTTCACCTTCAGCACCTGTGCCTACATAAACAATTTCTTCTGGTTTAGCTGATGCGACAGGACCGCCGTAACTGCCCATTTCTGGTTGTTGCTCTGGTGCTGTACCGCCAACGTTGATACCTGCTAAACGTAGAATGTTACCAATCTCGTCTGCGCTGTCTGTCGTGACACTAATGTTCTTGCCTGGCATTGAAATAGTCACTGACATTTGTTCGCCATTACCTTGATTCATCATTTCTTGACCTCCCATGTCATCCCAACATTCTTCAATGCCTTCTTTGGCTACGCGAATGCCTGTTGTACTTTCATTCTTTTTATTGTGGATCGTCCACATTGTTGCATAAGCCTTTTCTGGCTCTCCTGCATATTGTTTCAAAAGTTTTTTCTCTAACGCTGGATCAAAATTTGGTGGGGCTTTTTCCATCATTGCCGATTCAGCTGTTTTTACTTTTTTGTTGCTGTTGCTGTAGTTCATTTCTTTGCTCCTGTTCTTGTAGGATAAGGAACATTTTGTTGCTTGGTGCCAACAGGACTTGTCTTACCATCAGTTGGTGTTTCCCATGTAGGGTCACTCATCTTAGCATTTGACTTTGCCGCTGACTTAACAATGTTGGCCTTGGCTTCAGCACGATTCTTATCTAATTCTTTTAACAAGTTCTGGTTGTATGCATCACCAGCGGCATCATTTGCTTTAACTGGATTAGTTTCAGCTTTGCTGTAATCTGTTCCAAGCTTTGCTTCATGATTTGGTTCAACAGCATCTTCAATTTGTTTTTCTACTGGCTCATCGCGGCCAAATACTTTTAACAAACCTTGTGATACAAAGAACAAGTCGCGCAATTCTGCTTCTAGCATTGGCGGGCTAATTGGTAAACGTGTTACAACATCAACGATAACAATTTCATGTCCGCCTAATTGCGGGAAGTCCATTGGCTGTGCTTGTAGCATTAGCTTTTCTGGACGACCAACTTCTAAGGCGTCATATTTCTTCATGTGGCGTTCTAACACTTCAAGCTGACGTTCGGTTGGCTGGAATGCCATTTTGATACGATAGCGGTGTTCACGCTGTAATTGGTTAATATACTCTAATAAAGTGGGCATGTTTAAATCCTCTCATGTGACTATTTATTCGGACCCACACTCTTTAGGATGGCTTTGACAATGTCATTTCTATTGCCAGTTAAGCCAGAATCGGATGCATCTAGTACTGTAGCGCCGTCACCTTTGTCTTTTTCAAGATCTCTATCAAGACGTGCTTTACGCAACTGCAAATCAATCATTTTTAGCTTTTTATCAAGCTTGACAGTTTTTGCATCAACTGCTGTTTTCAATAATGTTGCGGCTACTTCAAATATCTTACCTGCATTCCTATCATCAACGTTAAACCCCAAATCCATCAAACGTTCGCTTTGTTCCTGTGCAATGTTGGCCAAGTTATCAAGCTCACGTTCTGCTGTGGCCATATCAGTCACAGTAGGCAAGGCAATATCAACACGATTTGCCATGTCAATTGTGGCATGTGCCGCGTTGATTTCTTCCTGTAAATTATCAGGAATTGGAGTTTCCTCTATTTGTGTGTCTAGTTCAGTATCAGCTTCATCAATCGGTGGGAAGCCAAATACTTCTTCTAATTTTTTGGTCATAATATTACTTATGATTATTTGCGGCGCTTACGAGTCGGATTTGTGTTGTTGTAAATGTCTTCTTCTGTCAAAATGCGGAATGTTGCACCCATGCGTTTGCACCAAATTTTGGCAGCGGCCCATTTACACATATTAAGTGCTACTGCCGCTTTTTCTTGCTGGCTACGTGCCAATTCCATGACAGCTTGTGCTTTGGGTTTGATTTCAATTAGTTCGGCTTTTCTGACACCGTTTACTTGATATGTAACAAAAAAGTCCGGAACATAATGTGTGTCTTTGCCGGTAAACGGATTACGATAAGGGATACGTACACATTCGCTTGCCCAACTTACTACACTTGGATGATTGTCACAAAAGCGCATAAATGTAAGTTCCCAACCGCTACGATATTTAGGAGTACCGTTACCCACATACTTTTCTGGGTTTAGGATTTGATAGTAACCCTGTTGATAGTTGTTGGCCATTATAGTTCACGCTTTGCCACGTTTGGAATAGAACTTGTTGTTTTCTTATAATATCTAATTGTATCAGGCAAGTTTTGATTCATATGATCTAGTATAACTTGCTCAACTTCTAATAGGCCGCTGGCTGTGGCTTTTTCAATTAGTGATTTAAAATCTTTGTTAAGGTCTTGACTTGCTCGCCAAAATGCAATTACTATGCTTTCTGCTGGAACTAAACCAAGTCCAGTGCTTAGTACTTTTTGTACTGCCTTGTCAAATTCAACTTGAGGTATAACTTTGTATGCCATTATTAGTAACCCTTACTTGCACTTGCTTTTTGATTTTGCAGTGTTTGTTCACGTTGAGCTTGAACGTTACTGATTCCTTGAGATTTAGCAGAATCTGACGTAGAAATTCCAGCAGGAGTAATGTTTGCACGATCTGTAAATGAGCCGTCAGCATTTACCGTTCTAGTTTGTACCGAGTACCTAGGTGCTACTCTCAAAGCTGCCGCATCTGCCACATGCTCTGCTGCCAGTTTTGATTGAGCTGAATTTGTCCTTGGAGGATGCGTTTTTAAATAATCGTTCCTGGCTTTTAGATATTCAGGATTGAATCCTGAATCTGTTGTGTCTGTGCCAGATGCAATGCTAGAAGCAGGAGTACCTGTACTTGGTGTATATCCTTTTGCAGTTTTGCTTGTGCCGTCGGCGTTCCATCCGCTTGCATATTTAGAATCCCATACTTGTTGTGCTTGCCAGCCGCTTGTGGGTCTTGGTGTAACAGGTGCAGATGCATTTGCTGGATAACTTGAATTGTTAGGTCTTGCAACTGGCCAGGCTTTCTTTTCGGAAGGCTTAGAAGGAGCATTTTCAACTGCGGCCATAATTGCCGCACCATCTGTTGTACCCATTGGATCAGTATACATTGGTGATGGTGCTTCGTTGTTACTAATTGCATCAGCCTTTGGCGGAGTAGTTACTGGTACTTTATCAACGCTGTTTTTGTGTGTTGCTACAAAAGGTGTTTGTGCAGGAATACCAGTTTTGGCAACAGGTGTTGAACCTGAAAATTCACCTGTTTGCAAATCTTCATAACGAACTGTTATTGTCCAAAGTACTGCTTCGCTTGTACTGTAGTCTAAGGTATCATGCTGAGCATCTGTTATAAATGCATTTGTAAGAGTGTATACTTTAGATGTTGCACCAGGGCCGCTTAAATTTTTCATTGTAATTTCAATCGTTAGCGGTTTGAACATTGCTGCCTTACTGCCATCGCTTGAATCAAATTGATTCTTTACATGTCCCCAAATTAGCTTTTCAACCGCGCCGCCTGCTTGATCATAGAAACTGATTGTAATTGGTTCATATGTCATTTTAGTTTGTACAATAGTTTTATGGTTGTACACATTGACCACTTGACTATCAATTGTAAACTTAGGGAGTTCACATGTTTTAGCAACCAATGGAGGAGCACTAGAAAGATCTACGGTATCATCATCAGTGATTTTTACTTCCCAGGCATACTTTAAAAAAATCATGCCATCTTCCAACGCCGAATTACTAGGATAGGCCCCATGGGTTCCTTTGCCGTTTAATATTAATTTTGACGCTATGTTACTGTATGACATTTATTCAATGATAAAGGGCGATTTCTCGCCCTTTACTTTCTCCTTTAAGGGCAAACATTTCTGCTTGCACTTACTTATCACTTTAAATTAAAGCTGTATATTAAGCTTCAGGTGCTGTACCAGCTGAACTTGGTGTTAAACCTGGGTCTGCGCCACCGCCTTCTAATTCTGGAACATTATTAACAAAGTGGTTAGCGTTATCATATTTGATAGCCATTGTAATGTTCAATGGATCGCTTGTACCATAGTTGTTTTCACCATAGTTAACGTTCTGAACATAGCAACCCACCAACTGCCATGAATCTAAAACTACAGGACTGCTGTTACCACCGTCCAAGTTTTCAATTGCCATGCCAAACTTGTAACCGCTACCAGCATTTGCTGATGATTGGTCAGCATGGTCAACTTGCTTTTGCAATTGTTTTGCAATTGTGCTTGCAACTTTACCAGTTACATCATCACGTAATGTTATTGTGATTGGGTCCCATGTGTGTTTACCAGCCAAGTTAATACGCGAGTTGTAAACTTCAACAACAACATCGTCGTGTGTTAGGCTAGGACGAGTAATACTAATAACTTGACTTGTTAACTCAATGTTATCACCATTACCAAAGTCTGTTAGTCTAACACGGAAACGATAACTTAGTTTTGGCTGTACCAATACGCCACTGTTACCATCTGGATTTGGTACGTTAAATTTGTCTAAACTGACTGCCATTTTATTTCTCCTTACCGTTATTTAGTATTGTTGGCAATCGCGCCAGTATTAACAACACGGATCGGAATGTAGATGAATTCTGCAGATTTAACTGGCTCAATGGCAATGTCAATATACAATTCGTTTCTATCAATTCTTGCAGGTGTGTTGTTTGTGCTATCACAAACCACTAAGAAGTCATACACAGCACGTTTAGCAAACATATCAGCCATAAATCCATTGAACACTGCTAAAACACGATTACGTGTCTTTTGATCATTTGGTTCAAAGATGAATGGACGAGCAATAACATCAAAACGTTCACGCAAGTATGCCAACAATCGACCTACATTAACGCGATCTAATGCTGATGAGCTTGGATATAGTGTCTTCTGTCCCCAGATGTACAAACCTTGTCCTGGGAAGTTAACCAATGGGTTGATGTTCTTCAAGTACAATGCATCACGTTGACCTTGATTTAATGCCAATGGTACAAATTCGTTTTCTGCATTTACTGTACCTAAGTTACTGATACCACTTAAAGCACCGCGTGTTAAACCAGCTGGAGCAAACCAAGGATAAGCAACTTGGTCATTATATGCTAAACCACGCAATACTGCATGACTTGCTGGAACAGCAACATCGTTACCGCTCAAGTCTGTTGATAAACCACTTGGGTAGTAAATTGCGGCATCACCTGAACGTGTAACTAATCCGTCGGCACCGTTGGTACCTGCATTGGTACCCAATGCCCAGTTTACAACATCGCTAGTTTTGTTTGACAACTTCATTGGAGTGTCAGCAATAACAAATGCTGTTTCTTTGCGGTCAACATTCAATGTAACCATTTCATCGATACATTCAACATATCCTGGTGTTGCAATCAAGTTGAATGTTAATGTTTCTGCACGTAACTGATCATTATCAGCCAATGCTTCTTGTAAACGCTTGACAACTACACGGCGTTGTGCTTTATCAAACATATATGGAGCACCGGCCATTGGGCCGCTATCAATGTTACCAGATTCTGTTTGCCAATGGCCTTCCATTGCATTGTACTTTTTAACATTACCTGAACTTACTGCTGTATTCCATAAAATCATACCTGTTGGGTAATATGCCGGGTTTGGTGCATCCATGTCCATTGCTGTTGCGCCGCCACCTACACCAGTTGAATCCATTGGAGTTGCTGTTAAGTCAACAAACAATGCGCCATCTGGGGTTGTTTGATCAGCATTGTTTTTAGATATCCAGCTTGATCCATCATATACTTTAATCAGTGGGTAGTTTTTCATATCGTTTGTATCAATCCAAACATCACCGTTACTTGGATCCATTGGTTCGTCAGTGTTTACTGTTACCATTTCAACTGGCATCCATACAGCATCAGGGCCTACTGTATCTTTAACATAAATGTCAACTTTATCGCCTGCGTCATACCATAATTTACCATCAGGTGTTGGTCCAACTGGAGTTGTTGCACCTGCACTTGGGGTAATGCTTGACCAATGTGCGCCATCATAACGCTTGATTTCAAATTTAGCTTCGCTTAGACTTGCAAACTGAACATAAATGTCGTTTGTAGATAAAGCTGAACCAAATTCAGCGATTGCTGTTGCATTATCTGTATAACCAACTAACATATCAAGTTTACCAGCACCTATAGTTTGTAAAGACCAGCTCTTTGTTGTGCTGTTGTATTTCTTTAAATTTAAACTAAAACCTGCATTTGGGCTTGTTGTTTTAAACCAAACTGCACCTGCTGTTGGTTCTGGAACATTATAGTGTGGAGCAACTGTAACTGTCTTACCAATGTTTGATGATGTAACTGATACCCATGCACCATTAATTTTCTTATAGAATGTTTTTAGTGTTGAGCTAATGTCTAATGCATAGTCACCGTTTGTGCCAACACCTGCACCTGGTACGCCATACACTTGCATAACAGAAGCTTCTTCCCACATGTCGCCATCTGCTTCAAACAATCCAAAAGAACTATTTAAAGTATCAAACCAATACTGTCCATTAGCTGGTGGGCCTACTGGTTCTGTTGCTTGTGGTTGTAATTCTTCCATTGCTAGATCAGCACGTACTAAAACTGCACGATTAGCAATACCTAGGTAATAGTAAGCGGCCAACAAGCCGTATTCATTTAATTCGTGTCCGTGTACTGGTGTACCATCAACAATAGTGAACTTTGGTTCACCATATAATTGTACCAATTCTCTTTGGCTTGTAACAATCAATGGTTTTTTAGCATAAGGTGCTGTTGTGTACAAAGCGGAACTTCCGTCGGGCGCTTTTTTGTTTGACTGTGTAGCCAAAACAATAACAGGTACAGTACCGTTACCTGCAGATGCGTATGCACTTTCATCAATAATTGATACACTTACGCCTGGGGAAACTAGCTGAGTCATTTTAATATCTCCATATTCTAAGGGATTATCATACCCTCTACAGAGATATTTAGCTTTTGATTGCTATTCTGGGCCTATTTACCGGAAAGCTTGTAATTGCAAATTATTGGACAATCTTGGCAAGTTGCTTATACAAATCTTCAATGCTATGATCGTTATCAACAATTGCATCAAAAGTTGTACCAACCCAAGCAGTTTCACTGGCATGTATACCTTCGGTCTTTAGCCATTCGATTGCGTTTCTTGAACCTTTATTTGCTTGTACTGCAATATCATACCAATGCGGCATGATTCCGCGCTGTACCCAAATTACTTGTCCGCCTGCGTTTTTAATAGCCTTGATTTCATTGGGAAAACGGCAATCGCTGATAACAATATTGTCTTGTGTATTAAGCAACCTGGCTTCTAAACTGGCAATCCAAATGTCATCGTGAAAGCTTCGACGACAAACTTCTGTGCCCCATAATTGTAAAACCAATCTAGGAGTAAGTTCAGGCATGTTCAAGCGT